TGTATCTCCATCATCGACTACAAAACCACAGGCTCTAGCCGCTGCAGGCAACGGAGCTATTATTCAAGGCCGACCAGAGGATGTCGGCGTTGTAACCGTGGGTAAAACTGCAGATTTTAAGACTGCCTATGACATGGCAACACAACTAGGACAACGCATCCAAGATGCATTCCTTGTGTTGAATGTTCGACAGTCAGAACGTACTACTGCAGAAGAAGTACGTCTAACTCAGATGGAATTGGAACAACAACTAGGTGGACTGTTCAGTCTCCTTACTGTCGAGTTCCTGGTGCCATACCTGAGTCGTGTGATGAATGTACTGACACGTAGCAGACAGATCCCATCACTACCTAAAGGCTTAGTCAGTCCACAGATTGTGGCTGGTGTACAAGCACTAGGTAGGGGACAGGATCGTGAGTCTCTCATCCAGTTCATCACCACCATCTCACAAACAATGGGACCAGAAGCATTGGTCAAACATGTGGATGCAACTGAGTACATCAAACGACTCGCTGCTTCACAAGGTATTGACTACCTGAATCTCATCAAGTCTCCAGAAACTATGGAGGGTGAGATGCAACAACAGATGCAACAACAGCAACAGTTAGAGATGACTAAACAGGCTGGTCAGTTGGCATCTGCACCAATGATGGACCCAAGTAAAAACCCTGAATTATCTAATGGAGAAAACGAAACCGACCCGGCCACGCAAGCCGAAGGCCAAGCAACCGTCCCGCCAAGCGGCAATCCAGCCGGACCCCAACAGCCTGGGGACAGCGGGCAAGCCCCCGGAAAATAAGTACGCACAGAAAGATCGCATCGGAGCTAACCCACCCATCCGAGTCGGCGGTCAGAAAGTAACTCGGGTGGGTCTTGGAAACTTAATCGTAGAGGACATTGATGGCAGAACTTACAGTCAATACTGAGAGGGATCCTGACGTACTTACTGAAGATGAGCTTGACTCTCTTCGAGTGGGTGAAGAGCTTCAGGCAGAACAGCAAGACATGCTCGCCGGAAAGTTCCGAGATGCAGAAGAGTTGGAGAAAGCCTACATGGAACTCCAACAAAAACTTGGACAACCAAGAGATGACGAAGCTACCTCTGAACCCAAAGAAGAAGAAGAGAGTGAGGTTCCCAAACAAGATGAAGAACTAACAGAAGCACAGACACTTATCGGTGAAGCATCGAAAGAGTTCTACGCTAATGATGGCACCATCTCAGCAGAGATGATGGACAAGTTAGGCAGCATGGATGCTAAGGATCTTGTTCAAACCTACATGGAGATGCAAGCACTGAATGATGCTGCACCTACAGAAGTACCTGACCTTTCCGATAGGGAAGTGATGGAGATTCAAAGCATGGCCGGTGGCTCTGATGAATACGCACAGATGACATCGTGGGCAGGTGAGAACCTACCTCCTGAAGATGTCCAAGCATTTGATTCACTCATTGCAACCGGACAGATGGGAGCGATCCGACTGGCAGTAGCTGGTCTTCGCTCTCTCTATTCAGAGAAGGTTGGATATGAAGGACGAATGCTTAGTGGTAAAGCAGCAACAGAATCAGTTGATGCCTTTAGATCACAGGCAGAAGTAGTACGAGCGATGCAAGATCCTCGCTACGAGAATGACCCTGCATATAGGAATGATGTATTCAACAAATTGGACAGGTCGAACCTGGACTGGTGAAACGATCCAGCAGATGGGCCTCAATAGGTATCAGGTGGCGGCGCTTCGCTTCGGCCATAGGCGTGGAGATTGTGGGAGATATGACAACCCCTCCTGTCCACCTGGACCACAAATTGTACACACGAAATATCCTCACTTCTCTCAATCGCAATGGTGTGAATGCGAGGAGAAAGGATGTGACTTATCACCCGGAAAAATTTAACTTGACAACAGTAACAGAAGACGGCGGTCGCACAAACATCTACGCAATTGAACCCCCTATTGAAATCATGGAAGTAAACGAAACACATAACGAACGCGCCGAGCGTTTGAACGGTCGCCTTGCAATGCTTGGTGTGATCGCAGCGATGGGTGCCTACGCCATCACCGGACAACTGATTCCTGGTGTGTGGTAAATGGTATTTGGCACAGCACTAGCTCTCCTGACCAGCTTCTATGGTCCTGGTTTTCATGGAAACTTGACAGCTAACGGAGAGATCTTTAATCAACAGGCAGCAACCGCTGCACATAAGACACTACCTTTCGGAACCAAACTCAAGGTTTGCTACAAGGCATGTGAAACAGTACGGATTAATGACCGTGGTCCATTCATTGGTGGACGACAGCTAGACATCAGTCTAGGTACAGCAGTACGCATTGGTTTGTATAACCGTGGCGTGGATTACACAACAGTGACACGACTCAGCTGATGGTGTAGGAGGGGTTCGATTCCCCTCCCAGCTTTAGACAGCCAAGTCTTTAAAATGGTCTTACTTACTAGAACAAAATAACTATGAACTATTACTTAAATGACCACGACTATTCAGCTACAACAACAGAATAACATTTGGCAGGACTTTTGTGAGTGGGTAACCTCTACAAATAACCGACTCTATGTGGGTTGGTTCGGAGTCCTAATGATTCCTACCCTACTAGCAGCTACAACCTGCTTTATTGTCGCCTTCATCGCTGCTCCACCTGTGGACATCGATGGTATCCGTGAGCCTGTAGCAGGTTCATTAATGTATGGAAATAACATCATCTCAGGGGCAGTCGTCCCATCTTCAAACGCCATCGGTCTACATTTCTACCCCATCTGGGAAGCTGCAAGTCTTGATGAGTGGCTCTATAACGGTGGACCTTTCCAGCTTGTCGTCTTCCACTTCCTTATTGGTATCTACAGTTACATGGGACGAGAGTGGGAACTTAGTTATCGGCTTGGAATGAGGCCTTGGATCTTTGTCGCATACTCTGCTCCTGTTGCGGCTGCGTCCGCAGTATTCCTGGTGTATCCCTTTGGTCAAGGCTCGTTCTCCGATGCTATGCCTCTGGGTATTTCAGGAACCTTTAACTACATGTTCGTCTTCCAGGCAGAACATAACATTCTCATGCACCCGTTCCACATGCTCGGTGTTGCTGGAGTTTTTGGTGGCTCGCTATTCAGTGCTATGCACGGTTCGCTTGTTACCTCCTCTCTTATTCGGGAGACATCAGAAGAAGTAAGCCAGAACTATGGATACAAATTCGGACAAGAGGAAGAGACCTATAACATCGTGGCCGCTCATGGTTACTTTGGTCGTCTTATCTTTCAGTATGCCTCTTTTAATAACAGTCGCTCTCTGCACTTCTTCCTGGCGGCGTGGCCTGTGGTCGGCATTTGGTTTGCTGCTCTCGGGGTATCTACTATGGCATTCAATCTAAATGGATTTAACTTCAACCAATCTATCCAGTCCAGTGACGGACACGTCATCAACACCTGGGCAGACATCCTCAACCGAGCTGGTCTCGGAATGGAAGTCATGCATGAGCGTAACGCCCACAACTTCCCGCTCGATCTTGCGTCAACTAGCGCCACACCTGTGGCCTTGATTGCACCAGCGATTGGCTAAAGGATCCGGTGACATCCCAAACCACCCTAAGTCACTAGTACTAATAGAGATTTATTATGTTTCATCTTAGAGTTCCTTACGTTTATCAGACCACGGACAAAGTGACTCCTCCTGCAGGATGTCAGCCCCGCGTACCCTTCGTTGGTGAAGTGATGTACCGCGACGTGCCTTGGTGTGGCACCCCTTAAGTTATGAGGCTACTAGCATTTAAGTTAGTAGCGTTCGTTGTAGGTTTCCAGTTATTGATTGTTGGTGCAGTCTTAGCTGGATGCCTAGTCACCCGTGATGATCGCTGCACTGGGGAGAATAGTTCCAAACTTCTAGCAAGTATTGGAGCACAAGCGTTCGCATTATACGCTGCAGAAAAATGATTAAATTTACAGATGCTGCTTTTTATTATAAGCAGGAACCGCAACAGATTAAAGCTTGGGAGTATCTACAAGATAAAGTATCGGAAGATATCTTAGGTGAGTTCACTACAATCTATAGAGAAACACCGCCCACTCCTCCACGTACTAAGCTGACTCCAGGGTCTCCTATGTCCCAACTAGTTACACCTAACTTCACGTACAGTGAGTTATGTAATGGTGGACAAGAGGCACGACGTTTCACAGCACAAGATCAATGTGATATTGCTACTGAGATTTGTGAGTATCTAGAAAAGCTGCGTGATAAGTTCGGACCTATTAAGATCACGTCCGGGCACCGACCTCCTGCTATTAATGCAAGTGTTGGTGGAGCATCTCAATCTGAGCATCTATACCAAGTTGGTTGTGGTGCTGTGGATATCTATCCAGTCAATGGTAGAGGCCAGGAGATGGAGAACTTCTGTGATCAAGACTGGCCATATTCAGTTGGCTACGGTATGAGTTACCGTGGCTTTGTACACCTAGGGATTCGTGCCGGTAGGGCAAGAGTTCGCTGGGATTACTAGAAAGCTAGAGCTGACGGGAGGTGCAATTCCTCCCATTTCTTTTGGCAATGACCCTTACGAGGATACTCATTGTCGTCTAGACGATAGGGAGAGACCTATAAAAATGCAACACAAAAATTTTACTAACATGTTAGTAGTCCGTTAACTTAAACAACTACTAGGAAAGAACAATGGCTACATGGTCAAACGATAATGTTGG